ATGCCAAAAATAATTACCCCACTTACTGCCGCCCAAGTAAAAAACGCCAAGCCCAAAGACAGGCTGTACAAGCTGGCAGATGGCGGTGGGCTGGCGTTATGGGTTAAGCCGAATGGATCCAAAGTATGGCGATTTTCTTTCAACGGCGAAAACGGGAAACCGCAAACGCTGACGCTGGGCGCATATCCCCTATTCAGCCTCGTTCAGGCGCGGGAATGGCGGGATGAACAGAAGCGGAAGCTCGCGTTGGGGCAAAACATCAAGCGCGTAAAAGTACGGACGGCATATACCTTAGAGAAAATCGCCCGGGAATGGCACGAAAAATGGCGCAAGGATATGGCTGAAAAATATACAGTCCAAGTTATGCGCAATTTTGAGCGGTATATTTTCCCCGTTATTGGAAACCACGATATAAAACAAATCAAGACGATAGATGTTGTCGAATGCTTGCGCATTATGGAGCGGAGGGGCATTGCCGACAGCTTGCGGAAAACTAAAAACAGCCTGAATCTGGTTTTTTCCTATGCCGTGGGCAGCGGATTGATTGAGTATAACCCTGTTTTACAAATCGGCAAACAGGTGTTTGAAAAACCCAAAAATCAGCATATGGCAGCCCTCCCCCCTTCAGAGCTTCCACTCCTGATAGATTTTTTAGAGCAGCGCAACGGGTTTGCCAATCCGACCAACCGACTGAAAATCACGCCGACGACACGGCTTGCTATCTATTGGCTGCTGCTGACTATGACGCGCGTACAAGAAACCGCACTTGCACGATGGGATGAAATAGATGAGAAATCGGGTCAATGGATCATTCCGGCGGAACGAAAAAAAGAACGCAGAGAGCACATCGTCCCTCTCTCCACTGCTATGAAGCTGATATTGCAGCAGGCACGGGAACTGAACGTAAACGGCGTATATCTGTTTGAAAGCTACAACTACCAAAGCCACATCAACAAGGAAGCTCCGCGTATGGCAATGCAGCGTGCAGGCTTGGAAACGACCGCCCACGGCTTGAGAAGCCTTGCCAGAACGTATTTGCGCGAAGAGCTGAACATCGACAACGACGTTGCCGAGAAATTGCTTGCACACTCTCTTGGCACAAAAACGCAAACCGCCTACAACCGTTCCGAACTGCTGAAAGAGCGTGGAGAAGCATTAGAAAAATGGGGAAATGTCATTTTAACGATAATAGGCAATTCGCAACAAGAGTAACGCCGATGTGTGAAATTTTTGCCGTTTTTTTTGATAGCCGATTAAAAGCCGCCTGATTTTCTGGCGGTTTTTTGTATAAAACGCTTGATAATTATGTCTATACATAATATAATACATCCATCTGATAAAGCAAAGCCCCGAAGTGGCAGCTTCGGGGGCTTGTCGGATAGAAAGGAGGCTTGAAGAAATGGCGAAAGTTATTTTATTCCTGTTTCTTTTGTTAGTTTGCGCTCCAGCCTACTAATGAAAAACTGAAATAACAAGGGGTGGCAGAGCACCGCGCCCCTTTCGCCAACCTTTCTTCGAGCCATTTTACTACAATAGTTTTAAAAATCAAGGATTACCTATGGTTGATGAAAAACTGGCCGAATATCGCAAACGGGCGGCAGCCAAACGGACGATAAAAAATGTCTCTTTTAACAACGAAACCGAGAAAGATTTACTCGAGTTTGCAAATAAAATTGATTTTTCCCAATGGGTTAAAGAACAAATCCGAAAAGAGTTTAAAAATCGGATCAAGTAACATAAATGCCGTCTGAAAGCCCTTCAGACGGCATCAATGCTGTAATACAGTCAACCGTCAACCCGAAGTTGACGGTTCAGTTATTAAGTTTTATTTAATAACTCAATAATTATTCACGCCTCACTTTTACTAGCCGCCGCAATTCCTTTTGGCAGCACGTATCGGGACGGGTCAGGCGGCAGCAGTTGACCGCCTTTCGACGGCCAGCGGTAGCTTGTTGCCCGTGATTTCGGGAACGTCGCGATGTTCGCGCCGTTCGACTGGTTGCCGCCCAATACGAGCAGGTTTCCATTGCCGTCTTCGCCAATGACGAAACCGACATGACCGCCGCCCTGCCGCGTGAACGTAACCACGCAGCCGTAGGCAGGCTGTTTCAGTGGTAAACCGTAGGTTTCATACTCTTTCGCGCGAAACCAGTTTTTAGGCAAATCGCGCCCACCTGCCTTGAGGCAATGGGCAACAAACACGCCGCACCACGGCGTCGCGTCGTCCTGCCACCACGCGCCCAAGTCCTTCAGCCATGCCTGAATGACGGGGTTGTTTTTCGCGCCGGGAATTTCTTTTAAGCCGATATGTTTTCTGGCTTCGGCAAGCCATGCCAATTCTTTCATTTCAAAACCTTTCTAAAATGCCCCTGATTTCGCCAACGCAGCCAAGTCGTTCGGAGAGAACCGCCAGCCGTCGTCTATGCCCATGACTGCCGCGCAAAACTCGGAGCAGAACCATTTGTTTTCACTTTGGCGGATTTTCAAAACAGTGCCGATTGCGCCGGCCCAGTCGTATTTTTTACCCCGCGCCGCCTGCCACACTTCCTCAAGGTGCGAGGCGGGCACGGTTTCCAGCGGGATTAAATCCCACTTTTCAGAAGGCAACGACATCACCTTCATCCTCACGCCGCCATCGCGTATTGAGGACGAGTAACAGGCGTAGCCGCCGCTGGGCAGCGGGTAGGCAATTTCGCAGTGCGAATAAATCCCACGCGTGATTTTTCGGGTTATCCAATCCCCGAAACGGGCTTTAATCGAGGCGATGCCCCAGCCCTCACGGTTGCCCTTGTACAGGGCGAGGTACAGCGTTTTTTGCGTCATAATCCCTCCTGATAAATTTTCATCCAACCGCCTGAATAGTCGTAATTCCACGGTTCGGGAGACTGCCCTAAAAGTTTTTTATGTTGGCGAGCGTTGGCAAAGTCTTTCTGTTCGTCGGTCAACATCTTGAGGCTCAATTCGTCCAACAGCGGGCGGGTCAAATGGACGAAGCTGCCGTCCATCGTTTTCCACATCAAATCGGGCGGCAACGCAGGCAGCGTGCGCATAAAGGTGTATTGCTGCCGCGCTTCGTCTGTTGAGTGAAACCATTTGCCGATTGAATCGACAAACACGCCGCCGTGCCGGTTGGCGTGTCGTTTCTGTTTGATTTCCTCCCACTTTTCCGCCGCCGCCCAATAACGGGCGGTTTCGCGTACCGTTTCGGGCAGCAGCCATTCGCCGCCGTCCCAGATGTGGTACGGCGTGGGGGGGCGGCGATTGGGTAATGCTTGGTTCTCTTCCATAAAAACCTCTTAATAAATAAAACCCTGATTCCTCAATACGTCCAAACGCGGCCATGCCTGGTCGGTCGGGTAGTTGAGGGCGGAAACGCGGATGTCGGGCGTATCGCGGTCGGTCGGGATGTTCTCTTGAAAACCCAATGCGATGAAATTGGAATCGCTCATGCCGCCCAAATAAATGGTTCCGTACACGGACGCGCCGTCCTTGTAGATGTTGCCCACCAGCGAATCGGAGGAGCGGAATCCTTCGGGAATGCCGCCGGGCGGAATGATTCTCACGCCCTTCTCTTTAAATGCACCGTGCCCGGCGAAGGTGGGCGCGCCCCGTCTGACAATGCCGAACCAGCCCCAACTGCCGCCGCCGAAAGCGTAGAACACGGCATCTCCGATGCGGCGAATCTTGATGAACACGTTGCCGAACAGGGAGGCGGTTTTCTTCAATTTGAGCCAGCCCGTATCACCGCTGATGACCTTCCAATTCCTGCCGTTACCTGTTTTCAGCCAAAGCACCGCGCCGTCGGTAACGGCGTTGTCTTTGTAGAGCGTGCCCTTCGGCTTCCCGTCCATTTCTGGCTTCAGGTCAGGTCTGCCATCGCCCTTCAACACGCCTGCCGCCGCGATTTCGGCGGCAACAAAGCCGGAAAAGCCTTCCAGCACGGTTTTAAAATTGCTCATGTCTTACTCCCCTATGGGGAAGCGCGGAGCTTCCCCGTGAAACCTTAAGCCTGAGCCGCCCGGTAGGCGTTTTGCAAGCCTTCAAGCGTGATGCCGTCGAGGGCGGCTTTAATGCCGTCTACGGTGTTTTTGATTTCCGTGATTTTCTGCAACAAAGCCTCAGGCGTGCTGCTGCCGCCCTCTTTCAGGCGCATCAGTTCATCTGCAAGCTCTTTGAACGTGTCCAGCTCTCCGGACGCGCCGCCAATAAGCTCGGTTCTGAGGGCAGCGACGGCAGCTTCGCATGCCGTCTGAATCTCAGTTTTGGCGGTGCTGATTTTTGCATCGGCCGCCAGGCCTGCTGCGTCAACAGCTTCTGTCTTCGCCGTGCCGATGTTGGCGAGCAGCGAGGTTTTCAAGGCTTTTTCTTGCTCGCCTAGGAATTTGGCGAAGTCTTTTAAAAGTTGGTTAATATCGGTACTCATCAGGTTGCTCCCAAACGATAGTTAAACAATAATTCCGCCAAAGGCGGCAATTCGCGCACAACCCCGTCGGGCGGCACAAAAGGCTTGGCGCAAGGCTCAAGCCGTACCGTGATGTCGGGCTTCCGAACCACGGACACTTTCACTTCATGCTCGGTTTTCACACTGCCTCCTTTCACACTTGGCGCGTGATGTCGTGCAATAGGTGGATACGCCCATAGCACAACGTCTTCACGCGCCCCGTGCCATCCGTCATCTGCAAGTCGTAGGCGGCGTACTGCCACATCGCGCCGTCCGTCTTGTCGTGCGACACCGTGATTTGTACGCGGTTTCCGTTAACCGTAATGCCGTCTGAAAGGCTTAGGTGTATCCGACGGCTACCTCCCATTTCCGGCACAATGTCCATAGCGAACGAGCAGCCTGTGAAGTCCACAGGTTCGCCCTCCGACTCAAAAACCAGCGTTTCCAATTCGTCGTCGCCGCGATACCACTCGAAGTTAATCTTTTCCATCCGAAGCCCCTCCGTCTTTCACGCCCGTTACCTTTTCAGCCAAGCCGCCCAAGTAACCGCGTAAAACCTTAGGCGCAAGCGCGCGCACCGTATCGAGCGCATGACCCGTCATGATGCCCACAAACACCCCCGCCGCCGCGCACGTCCACACCTGATTCAGCGGCACGAAACGTTCGGCCACAGCCGCCGCCGCGATTGCAGAAATAAAAGCCTCCAGCACAGCCTGCATCGGGCGGTCGTGTTCCTGAAGGCTTGCCCACACGCCGCCCAATACACCGCCTGCCGCCGCAAAGAGCAGCCCGAACTGCATGAAACCCATTCAAGCCACCTCATCTTTCCCTTTCGTGAACAAAAACTTCAGCGTATTGTTGCCCGCCAACGCACAGAGGAACGCCAACAGCGGCGGAATAACCATCCCCGTATGTGCAGGCGGGTATGCGCCCCAAAACGCGACAGACACAAGAAACCAGATGAACCCCGCCAAAGTCAGCAAGTACGCGCTGGCAACATTCGCCCGGAAGCCGCGAAACATCAGTAATGCCGTCTGAAGCAGCCCCACCGCGCCGAAGACGGCGACCAGCCATATTTCAGGCAGGTTGTGGAACTTGTAGTAAATCCGCCACGAATAAATATCGTCGGGCGAGAGCGCGAAAACCGCCGCATAACCCAACAATCCCAAGCCGCTGACCATCTCCAAAGCCCGTGTTCCCGTACCGAACAACCACGCCTGAAAACGGGAAGGCAGCGACCGCCAATCTAGTAAGAAAGCTAACCTGTTCATAAAACACACCCAAAAACAAACCGCCGCAAAGCCAAAGCCCTGCGGCGGTCATTCCGTCTGAAACTTATTCCGCGTAGACCAGTTCTGCGCCTGAAAAACGGTTATCGTCCCCTTGCTGAGACACGATTTGCTGTAAAACCCAGTCAATCACATCAACATCGCGGGGAGGTGCTTCGCTTAACTGCAGTTGAATTGTGCCGACAGGAGAACGTCCTTTTTCAAACGCTGCCTTGTTGTACCAACTGCCCAATGTTACGGTGTAGTATCGGTATGTGTAGTCAAACGACAACCCAGTAACGGAGTGGAAGGACGAAGGAACGCCCGTTGCCTCATCCTCAAGTTCGGCAAGGATGCCGATAATGTGTTTAGCCGATTCAGCCATAAAATCCTCCTAGGAAATAAAAATGCCGTCTGAAAGACGGCAGTTAGAATCAAAAATCAGGTTTTCTACAACACAACCACTGGTCTGACAGCGGGATTCGTGTTTCTTCAATGTTTGCGTCTGATACTGTGGCGCAAAACAACTCCAAATCATCGCCGTGCCGATACGCCCACATCCCCCAAAACGGCCCATTCCAATATTTTGAATTATTGGCATTGGCAATGTTTGCAATCTGCTCAAGCATACCCATTTTCGCTTTAAATTCATTGATTTCGGCATCCCACCTGTCAGCCTCCATTTGGGTTTCCCACATTGCCGCTTCATGCTCCAGTCTGGCTTCAGCCTGCAACCGAACCTCTATTGCACGCCGTTCGGCTTCGCGGATTTCTCCATCATAATAATTCGTTTCCGAAACAGGGTTTTTATAATAACCCAATACGATGTCAGTGCTGCGTGGGACATGGGCAATCGCCTGAGCTTTATTGAATTGCCTGTAACTATATGTCAAATTTGATGCCATCCGGCTGTTGAACAGATTGGCCGCGCCAACCTTCAACTTCTGCCAACCGGTCAAATCAAACTGTTTATCGTGAATATTGGTGTCTGCAACCATATTCGAGTACCGATAATTTAAAACCGGTTGGTACGGCTTTATCTTATCGAGTTCCCACCTAAAAGTATCGGCAGGCGTGGGGAGCAACGGAAAATACGGACTCCGGTCAGGCTTCTTTTGAAACAGGCTGTGAACGCCCGCGCCAAGACTGTCAGGCAAACCTACCCTGTTATACTCAACATTGTCCCACCCCATAATGCCCACAGGCTGAGCGGCTTTTGACAAATTTCCGCCTGACAGCGTATAAAAAATCCCGTTAGAGTCAGACCGTTTGACAATCACACTCTCCTTCGGGTTTGGCGCGCCCAATAGTTTTAACGGTTGCAAAGAACTATCATATTGGCTGTACTTTAATGCCGCATTTTCGTCTCCCTCTAGGAATTTTGCGAGCTTCCTCCGATTTTCCGAGTTCTCTCCATTCTTCAGCGCATCAATAATGGCGGGAACGGTATCGGGAAAATACCTGTGATTAGGCGAGGTTCGAGCGAAAAACCACCTCGACCTCTCGACCTTGCCGACCACCAAATCGGAGAACGTTACCGACCGGTTAAAGCCGTCATTAACCTCCGCTTGGCTGCCCTTTTTTGCCATCACATAATTCAATTCCTGAGGTTCAGGATGGTAAAAAGACAAACCGTAAGGTTGGTACTCAAAAACCGTAGAACATTTACATAGATACTTATAGGGCAACCCTGCCGTTTCATAAAAGTAAATTTCCAAATCCGTACCGCCTGCCATATCGACAACCATATAGCCGCAACCGAAACTGACGGCGGAAAACCCTGCCAAATCATGATTACCTATGCGGGTGCTTCTGAACGAGGCGGTAAAAGGCATCCCTGTTGGGTTGTAAACTCTACCCTGTATTGCGTAGTCAAGTCCCGTTACATACTTGGCCTTCTCCTCATCCGTCAGCGTTCCGTCTTGATGCTTCATCTCCAAGTGGGCGTGTAAAATATCAGCACCTGATTTTAGCGACCTGCACATCAGTTCAGCCATGTCCATCTTTTCACGGTCAAACCCGCTGCCCCATCCGTGTATTACCGCAGGAAGCAATCCAAATCGAACATTCTTATAGGCAAGCGCAGAGTTCCCAAATATAGGCAATATCAAACGTATGCCGTTGTTTGGCGCGGAGAATAAAAAACCGTTAGTCATAACCCCTGTAGACCATTCAGGTTCTGGGCCTGAAGGGTAACCGGCAATAAGGTTGAGAAACGGGACGTTCAAAGACTCGTCATTCACTCCGACTTCGCGCCCGTTCTCAGCCACAACGCGCAAATCTCTTAATGTGTTTCCACCGCCTTCGCGCAATCGCAAATGCAGTTTGCCGATATATTTTGGCGTGAATAATCCGAAGTTGACCAAATCAATTCCCGCCTCGTTATAAATCGAGAACCCCCAGTTGTCGTCATTAGTTGAAGTAGCCATAAAGCAAGCTCCTCCCTGCAAATGCCCCGCAATGCGTGATAAGACGGTCGCCCCAGAGCCGTTTATGGTAAAAGGTATGTATCCATTGCAATGTCCCGTTTTGCAACTTCGATATGCTCAAATGCTCGGTGTTCCAGTTCCCAATAGAATGAGATTGCGGCAAGAGGAAAATCCCCCTGAAGAAATTCCGGCGCGGGAACAGCATATCCAAGGCAATCAACCCCATTGGGGCATTACCTAAAAACAAGACACCCTCCACAACCAATGAAGACTGTAGATGAATATCAGACGGGTTGCCGTCCTTATCAAATGTGAATAAACCGTAACTCATTTCAATTTATCCCTATTCCCTAATACAGCACGAATACGCCCCTTCTCATCGCGAATGACAAAACCATACTGGAGCAAGCTCATGCCAGCCGCGCCCTCTTTCGCCGACGACTCAAAAGAACCATCCGCATTCATCGAAAAAGTCCCCATACGCAACGCACCTGCGACAATAGTCGGGGACTGCAAAGTCTGTCCGGCCGCAATATGCCTGCCCTGTATCGTGCCGTCGGCAACCAAATCGCCGTTGATACCAACCTGAGCGCGACCGTTTACGGTTTTAACCACAAACGGCTGCACAGGATTCCCTCTGTTGGCACTAACTACCTCAAGCTTATCTGCCAGTATTGTTACCTTAGTGGTATTCGTTATTCCGTCTGCCGTCTGCGAAATACCGGTAACTACCTTTTGCCCACTGGCTGTCTGAGCTTCGGTTTTTATAGTCAGGGTAGACCTTGTGGCATCTTGCAAGTTCGCCACTGTCGTTGCCACAGCCTGAGAGTCTTTGCCGAACTGGGTAACTTTTCGGTCAATTTCCCGCAGCGTTACTTCATTCTGCTCCGCTGATTTTTTAGCCTGCTCCGCAAGTTTGTAGGCTTCATCAGCGCGGGCTTTGGCATTATCCGCAACAGTCCTGACAACCTCTGCACGGCGTTCTGCCGATACCGCCGTTTCCATCGCGTTCCAAGCAGACCATGCGTCTTTCGTGTAGTTAAAGGTACGGTTAGCGTTCCTTGTGAACACCACGTCAGACACTCGGTAGTACACGTTGCCGTCTGAAACACGCAGGATTTGGGTAATCGACGCACCTGTCGGGTCGCTCCAACCTGTTTCCGTCGTAAGCACCCCATAAGCACCTATACCTGTCAAATTCAAACCGATTCTGCTTAACTGTTTGAACTCGGACACCGTTTGCTTCGGATAATTCGCCCAATACCAAGAAGGCGGGCGGTTATCGTTGCGCGTATCCAAAACCGAAGAAGCGTTCGATGCAGAGGGCACGGAATTGCGTATCAACTCATTCACACGCTCTTCGCTCAACAGACCCCGCTGCAACTGCGTCAGAGCTCGGGCGGTTTCTTCGGCTTTATCCTGAGCCTGACCTGCCTTCGTTTCAGCTTGGCTGGCAGCCGTCTGAGCCTGACCTGCCTTCGTTTCGGCTTGGCTGGCTTTGCTGCTGGCAGCGTTGATTTGAGGCACAAGTTCGCCGCGCAACCTTGCGGATTCGGCTCTCGCTCGCTGATCCGTCTCTATGCCAAACTCATTCCACAGCGTATCAGACAGCGTATCGCGTCCGATTTGACCTTGGATTTGAGCTAACGCAGGCGCGGGATTGGGGTCGGACCGGCCGGAGACGACCGACGAATATTCACCACTGTTACCGTGCGCATCAACGATACGTACGGCAAAATAGTAGACATCGGTTACAGCAACGCCTGCCATCGTGTAGGTGTTTTGCGGATATGGAAGCACAGCCAACCGCTTCATACCCTGCACATCCGCCGTTGTCCCGTACCAAATTTCGGTATTCAACGCATTCACTGCAACTTGCGGCACATTCCACGATAAATCGATGGCATTGAACTTCGCCACGGTTTGCAGAGTATTAACGCCGTAATCGATGGTCCATGATTTGACGGCTGCGTCTGACAGCACTCCGCGTGCATTACGACTGCGAATTTCCGCCCGATAGCTGCCTAGCGGCAGATTTTCCAGCCCGACATCCGCTGATTTCGCATCGGGGATATGCCGGTAAAGCTTGCCGTTGCGGAAAACTTTAACGTCGTAATCCAAGATTTCGCCGCTGGCCGCTTCCGTATCCCACGACAGCACCGCACTGCCTTCCCGCTCCTCAATTTCAGGTAAGGACGGACGGGCGAGGCGGTCGTGTAGCGTAGTTCTGCTCTCGGCGGAAAATGACGCGGACGCATCTACGTCGGCATATTTGTCCGGCGCGTGAGACACCGCCGAAACCTCGAACGTCCCATCGCCATTGTCTTTTGTAGCAATCACACGGAACAGGCGCGGCTTAACGCTGCCGTGTATCGCCCACACATCGCCCTCCGACACAGGGACGGACGCATCCGACAGTTCGATTTCGTTTTTCGACACACCGCCGGCGTATACTGTCGCGTAAGCGTTTTGCATTCGAACCGTTGCACCGTCCGATAACGACACTTTGAACCAGCCTCGTTGCGTGAACGCGCGATCGAGCGTCAATAGCTTGCGCTTGCCGTTATTGTAGGTTTTGACAGCTTGCACGCGCCCTGCGATTTGAGCGCCCGCATAATCGTTGTCAGCAATTTGGATGACATCATAAGGCAGATGGCGCAGGCCTTCGCGCCCCACGGAAAACGTTACCGTCTCCTGTTGGCGCAATGCCGTCTGAATCAGCCACTCCCCAAAACGGGCCGCCTGACCGCGCGACGAACAACCGAACGCCTGAACTTGCTTCACATTCAAACCGTAACGCCGCACCGCCTCATTGTTCTGCACATACTCCGTTTTCATCCGCCAACCGTCGTGCCGGTCGGCATACTGAACCAAAGCCGCCGTCGTAACCGACTTCAACGCTGCACCAGAATAAATAAACTGCCCGTCCTTGACATTGGCGTTGGCATAAATAGCAACAGGGTCGCTGTCGGCATCCATCACCAACGAAAACGACTGGCCGTTCCACACCGGCAAGCCTCTGAACACGCTGGCAAGGTCGTTCAGCAGCTCACCCGCCTGTCTGCGCTCCGACAGGTAGGCGTTGACCGAAAAACGCGGTTCCTTTCCGCCAAAGCCGTCGTCGACAAGTTCGTCGCAATATTTGGCAATGCGGTATAGCGTCCACTTGTCGATGTCCGACACTTTCAGACGGCGCGCCAACGTCGAGTAGCGTGGCTGCGTCAGCACATCGTAAAAAACCCATGCCGGGTTGTCAGACCAAGCTTTTTTAAACGAGCCGTCCCACACCGCCGACGAATAGGTACGCGTTGCCGGGTCGTAGTTGGACGGCACGTTCAGCAACATCCCGTCAATCAGGTAGTTCCGGCGCGGGTTGTTTGAGCCGAACTGGTCGGAGTCCGCCGCGATTGCCGCAATTGCCGTGTACGGATAAGACAATTTCGCATCGGTTATTTCTGTGTACGACGCGAAAAACGTCTTGTTCTGCACCCTATCGCTGCTGCTGTCTTCCGTCGCGCGAATTACTCGAATGTTGAACGGAGTAGACGGCAACTCGTCAAACAGTACGTCTTCGTAATACACCCCGCCCGATTTTTCCGTAAAGCTCACGGACAGCGACTTCGCCACACCCGAATTACCGACCAATTCCACCACCAGCGCGGTTTGAGCCGCCAACGTATCGCCGTTGTCCTGCGTATGCGCATTGCGCTCCACGCCCACTGTAACGCGCAAGCCGGACACGCGCGCATCCGTTACCGCACGCACTGCCGCCGCGCGCTTTTTAACCTCTACGCCGACCGATACCGTACGTTCGACGGCGTCGAATCCCGGGATATAACCCTGGTCAGGCGTGCCGCGCAGAAAAAAACCTGCCACGCCCTTAAAATTGAACGAACCGTCCTGATTCTGCACCGGAGTGTCGTCGAAAAACACCGACTTCCAAGGCTCATCGTTGCCGTAGGCAAAACCCTTGATTTCACCTTCGCACACCGCATCAACAACGCGCAGCGATTGCGCGGAATTCAAAGTATTCGGCGCTTCATAAGGGGTGGCAGCACCGCCGCCGCTTTTACCGCCCATCTTCTCTCCTTCCCTTCGCTTCAGGCGCATATTTGGCAATGTAGTTGACGGCACGAACGGAATCGTCGTCAAAATCTGTCTGGTAAGTTTCACCGTTGGGCGCAGTTGCCGCCTGACCGCGCACAAAAGTTTTCTGTATTCCGAAGATTAAATCGGATGCAATGGGATTGAACGCAGCGGATGCCCCGCCTGACAGCCCCGACAAGCCCGCTTTTGCCAGCGCTGCAATCAGCGGCGGCGCAGAATTGGAAAGCGTCCGCTCCACGCCGTCAGCAGGAAGACGACGCGATTCGACCCCCTGTGAGACAATACGGCTGCCGCAATAAACGCGCCCATACGCAAGCGGTACAACCTGCCCCTGAGCCGCACTGTTGGTCAAATTAGAAAACGAGCTGTTCCGTCCCTTATCTGCACCGTTCGAAGGAGTCATTGCCGGCGGGCGCGTCAGCATCTGCGCTACCCCGCCCAAAGCCATGCCGACGCCCATCTGCACCGCCCACGGCTGACCGGTAAAATAACCGGCCGCAGCAATCACCACCCCTGCAACTGCCATTGCCGCCCTACCCGACCCGGCAACTACCGGCACAATATGCAACACCCCCGTGCCGCCATCCGCGAACCGGGTACGCACATCCTCCTCGGAACAATCACGCCCGTCGAAACGTATATGCCAATTCCCCCGCCGCAAATCAGCCGCAAACCCGTCAAGCTGCACCGACAGCGCGCGCACAGCCTCGGCGGGGCTTCGCGCACGCAACACAAACCGCCGACCGAAACGGCGCAAACTGCCGTAAAGACACACAGTAATCACAAAACCGTCTCCACATGATTCAAATCGTTTGCCACCGCCTGCATCATGTCAGGCAGAAAACGCGGATGCCTCCACACCCCAACCACCCGATCGCGCCACCACTGCGTCAGCACCTCGCGGCGGCTCAAATGACCGTAGGCATGGTGCAGCAACATCCCATCGGGTAGCACTAAAAGAGCGTGGTTTTCATCGCCTGCATACGACACGGTCAGGACATCGCCTGGGACTATGCCGTCTGAAACGCGCACAAAACCGCATTCCGACAGATGCCCGGGCAACACGCCCGTCGATGCGTCAATATCCATATCCGACCGGGTGCAATCGGGAAAATCCAGCCCCATAAGCATGTAGGCATCACGCACAAGCGCGCCGCAATCAGCCAGTCCGTAGTCAAACCGACGACCGCGTAAATGCGGACAGCAACGAAACACTCGTACCAATCCGTCCGCAACCAATACCCACGGCAGGCCCGTTTGCACCTGCATTTTCCTATCCGCGCCCGACAAAAATAACGGTGCGTCAACATGAGAATGCACAACCGCCGCAACTGATCCGGCTGCTTCTGCGCGCATCCATTCCGCCGGCGAGATTTCAAAATCCGTCTGCGGGTCTGCCGCCGCATTGTCCGTCTGCACAAAGCTTAACCGTCCGCCCGATTCCACCAACAGACCGCACATTTCAGACGGCATTGCCGCGCTTGCCGCATCAAGCAATGCCTGTTTCAAATCCCCATCCAAAACCATCTCAACCCACCTTATCCGCACCCGGGAAACCGCCGAAAGGCAACACCGCCGTCATGCCAAACCGCGCCCGACAGCCGGTCAACGTCCCGCTGCACATATCCTTGGTCGCATCCGTCGTCGGCATATCGAAACGGTCGGCAACCGCGCGCCCTGTGTAACCACAACCTTCGCCGCGATACTGCCAGACGCAGGTATCAGCCAACATCACACGGGACGGGACAGCAGCCCCGTCTGACTCCGATGGAGCCGCAAGCTCCAACACCGCCGTTTCTGCCGTAAGCGACGCAAGCTGCTCAACCGTGTAACGCTCTACCGCCTCCTGCGTCGAATCGGCGGATGGATTGCCGTTTGTAAAATTGACGGCGTCTAAAAAGCGCGCATAAGTCAGACGGCGCACCACTTCTGCCCCGGCAAGCTGCCCGTAGCGAGCCGACAGCCCCGTAACCAGCCCGAACAGGTTCGACACCGTCAGGCGCGGGCGGTTGCCCGAACCGACCGATCGCATTTCAAACCCTTCCGCAACGCACGGATACGCCTGATACGACCGACCCTGCCACACAACCACGCCGCCGGCGGCATTGACCTGATTGCAGAAACGGTGGATTTCCCCGCCTAAAGGACGCAAATCCAACTCCCACAGCTCGACCAGCACATCCTGAGCCGTCTCCGACAGGGCTTTGAGCATTACCCCTCTCATCTCACGCACGATCAAACCTCCTCAAACTCGAAATCCAACACCCACACGCCGCCGCCTTTGGGCGTTTCCGTGTATTTCGACACCACAAACTGCATCTTCTCACGCGCGGGCGGCGTCCAAAAAAAAGGCGACGCGCCCGCGTGCCTGTCTAAAAACGCACGGATTGCCGCTGCTTCGGATGCCATACAGGTTTTTTTCAAACTCCACGTCTGCTTCTTCGAACGTAACGCCAAAGGCTGACGCTGCACCACACCGTCCCCCAACCGAACCGTGCGCACCTGAAACTCATGCACAGCCCGTGCGCCGTCCAAATCAGGCTGCCACGAAAACGTCTCCATAAAAACTCCTCTTCAGACGGCATCACCGGGCATAATATCTGCCGCCCACGCGTTGAACATTGTCCACAAACCAGCGTTCAATCATCACCGGAAGAGCCTCTGCAAGCCGCTTGGCAACATGAGTATCTTCCGATGTATCTGCATTTGCCGTTCCGTCCCTGTTGATAGTGATATTGACCGTCATACCCCCAGCCGCCGCACCGAAAGCAGGCACCGCGGGCATCACAGGCAGCTTGCCCACCGCACCGCCGGAAGCGTAACGGTTTTGATTGACTGCCTCCAACAATGCGCGATGGCGGCGCGTAGCGGCAGCATTGACGACAAACTCACCGTTTGACAACAACGCAGGAATGCTGTCGCTGGTTGACGTGCCCGCGCCCCACACCGCGCCGCCGTTTGAAAACTGCTGCACCATGCCGCCGTCTCTGAATCCGCCGCCGCCCCAAGCACCCATCGCCGCCTTCATCGCGTTGAATAACGCCATTTTGATCAGCATTTTTGACAAATCCTGCAAAATGGAAACAGTCAGGCTTCGAAAATCAAGTTTGCCTGTGGCAACAAAGTCTGCCAGCGCATCACCCATTTTGTCGAAGGTTTGTACGGTGGCATTTTCCATCGCCTGCCTCATTGTTCCGAATGAATCGATGTAGCTTTTCAAGCCGGACTCGATACCGCCGCGCCAATTATTGTCGCTGTCTGTACGCGCCTTCTGCATTTTAGAAAGATTGCTCATCCCTTCCGCCTTGCCGCGCTCCAATAAATCGATACTTTCCAACGGCGCACCTTCTTCACGGGCTTTCGCTATCTGTCTGTCCCACAGTCTCACCAGCGTCAGTTTCTCGATTTCTTCACGGGTTTTGCCGATAAGCGAAATTTCAAACAGCCTGTCATCCAACTTGTCTTTCGAATCGTCGGTCATTTGCTTCACTATGTCGGAATATTTTTTGGAAGCGGCCGTCAAACTATCCTGCGCGTCGGCCTTCTCCGCCAGCTCGCGGGCATCGGCCTGCTGCTTCAGCGTCCAATCGCCGAAAGTTGGGTCGGACAACAACTTCAACTGTTCGCCGATGGCGCGGTTGCCGTTTAAAATTTCCAGCACCCGCTTCGCTTCCGCCTCCGCCGCCCGACGGTTAAAATCCTCCTGCCATTTCTGATAGCCGGTCAACTCAGGCTTACGCTCTCTCGCCTCAGCAAACAAACCTGACCGAGCCATCGCCTTAGCCTGGCCGTCCACGCCGCCGGCGAAACGAGCCGCCGCCTCTTGAGACCGCCAATTAAAATGCCAATGGTCGGCGGTTGCCTTCGTACCGTTCTTATTGACCTGACCGCCGACTTCAAATTTCACATTAAAGTCTTTGCCGTCTTTGAAGCCCAAAGATTCAAAATACTGCCTAATCTGCCGCGCAACCCTCGCCTTGTCTTCGCTCTTCAAAGACAGATTCGGCGTCATGTCAAACGCCAAACCCTTATTGTGAAAACTATTCTTCCCAATATGGTATTTGTCGTTTACCGCACCAAATCGAACCAGCTTGTCGCCTAAAAACTGCTGCATCGCGTGCATCGCAGCATAAGTACCGCCAAACGCACGACCACCGTCCTCAGCCCCAGGCTTCAGCCTTAATCCGGCAGAAGTAGTCGGAAATAAATTTTTATCCCCGGACGGCCTCGATGATTTCCGAGCTTCACGCGCCTTTTCAGCCGCAATTGCCGCCTTCTCCTGCCTTTCCCACTTATTAAACGCCTTTTGCGCCCGAGCAATAGCAGCAGCATCACCAACTTTACGCAACGCATTGAGTTTGTTCTGCCACTCAACCCGTTTTTTATAGAAACGCTCTTCGCGGCTCATAACCTGTTCGGACAAAAGAGAAAACTCCTCAAGAGCCTTTGCCCCCGCTTCTCTATCCTTACTTTGTTGTGCATCTCGAGCAGTCTTAGCATCTTTAGCTTGTTTTTTGGCTCGTAAATCATCAACAACGCGCTGCTGCTGTTCAACCATTCGCTGACCATCGGGATTGTTTTTTGCAAATGCTTTTGCACGCTCCAAACCCTCTTGCTCAACAAATAATCGTCTTTCCAACGTGGCATCACGGCCAATCTCTTTCATCCCCTCCCACGCTTCAGACGCCGCCTCTTTGATTGCCTTCCAGCCGCGCTCAATCGCGCCCAGATTCTCCAAAACACGCTCAGACATCTTCTGAGATTCGTCCGAGAACTTACCCTGCACCAAAGCCACAGCTTCCTGCTGTCTGCCTTGCTCAACCAAAGCCCGCGCCTGCTCATAGACATCCGCATTCAGTGTCTGGTAAACGCGCGAAAACTTGACGACCGCCTTCAACGGATCATCCGCGATTTCCTCATAAACGCGCGCCAAATCCTCCACGCTCTTGCCCGTAGCCTTAGACTGCAAGACCACAGATTCCGCAAACCGCCCATAGTTTTCAGAAGCAACCGAGCCACTCTCGACGAAAGCCAATATCGCCGAACGAGCCTCAGACCAACCGCCCGTTGTCCGACCGACAGAATCGGCAATCGACAGCAGCTTATCGGCCGAAGCCCCCGCGCTGCCGCCGGCAAAGATGACCGCAGCAGAAAACCGTTGCGATTCCTCCGCCCCGTCGTAATACGCCTTGCCCAAAGCGGCCACGCCGCCTGCCAAAGCAGCGACCGCCACCGTCGCAGGATTGATACTCGCCGCCAATCCCTTGAACATATTGCCGAAGCCGCCGAACGAATCACGAAGCTGACCGCCCTGCTGCAACGCAATCAAAAACGGATTCTGCCCGCCTGCCAACTGCGTAAAAATATCCGTAAATTGCGCCGGAACCATACGCATTGCATTGTTGTACTGACCGACGGAAATATTATTCAGCTTCAGTTGGCTTTCTTGACGCTTCAACGCCTGAGTCACCTCACTGATTCTCGCAACATCCGCCCCGCGTTGACGCGCCAACAACTCATAATAAGCCGCCGTACCACGACCACCGGCTTCTCGCACCGCGATTTCGCGCTGTACAGAATTAATAATCGACTGAGTAGCGCGCTCCTGCTTATTCGCCAGCCGTTCCGCTTCCTTCGCCGCTTTATCATAGCCCGCCGCCGTAGCCGCCGCACCAGCCGCCGATTGCTTACCGGCCTCCTTCGCCGCATCGCCGATACTGCGAAGCGCAACCCCAGCCTTTTTCGCGCCGGATTCGATTTCGCTGACATCCAAACCCGCCTTAATCGTATTTTCAGCCATCTTTCTTCTCGCCCATTATCGACAACGCTTCACGCTCCATCACGCGCACAAACTCAAACAACTTCTTCCGCCGCCGCTTCTTAATTCCCATCAAATCCATAGCGGCAGCGACCGCCTTATAATCCAGCGCATACGCCCCCGCCATACTGACGCGCCACTGACCGCAGACCGACGAAAACAACTGCACAGCCTCCCAATTGTTCGGCCACACCTCCACCTCATCCGCCGTCACATCATCCGCATCAAAGCCGAAGAATCCCAACGACGAGACCGTCTTCTCGTCGTCAGAAAACATCGCACGGACGGCGGCAATCAGTTTTTTTCGCGCGCGCCGTCATAAGCCAAGTAATACGCATTAATAATTGCAACACCGGAACGAGGATATTCATCCAAGAGGTAGGCAACATTCTCGGCATTCAGATCATCATCGAAGCCCCAAGACTTGACGATGTCCAAAACAATTTCAGAATCGCTGACAGAACCGTCATTGAGTTTGTCGCCAAATTCCGCCAACGCAGGGCGGTTTTTCCACACAAACTCAAACTCAACAGCCAAATACTCGCCTGCAGGAACAGGGATTTTTACTTCAGTTTTAAACGTAGCGGCATGCGCCAATTTCAATTTAGACATCACAATTTCCCAAAAAAATAC